TTTCCTTTTCCTCCACCTTATCTGCATTAGTTGCAGATGAAGGCTTCGAAAGTTCAATATCTGAATAAAAACCATTTACTTGTTGTTTACGTAAATCGTTTTCAGATACTTTTATTACATGGACGACTGCTTCCGCATCATCTAATGAGGTAGCTGTATACGGAACGACAAGATCGTCTGCAGGGACAAACTTAGAAACAGCTCTCCCTAGTAAATCGTCATAATAAACTTTTTTAAATGTAGAACCTGATAAAGGTAAATAAAATAACATTTGATCAAACTCTGGTTCGTATTCTTTCATCTGATCCATAATTTGATAGTTCATAAAATCTTTAACTCTTTGTGATTGAGCTTCTTTGCCAGGATTAGACAAACCAATTATTTGTGTTCTAACTGGTCCATCTGCTGGCATTAATTCTTTGTAAGCTAGTGCTTGAAATTGTGTTACTGCTTCAGCTAAAACTGGGTGTGTTGCACCACTTGCTCCTTGAAACGGTTCGTTACGATTGTCGTATTTAAATCCTAATAAGTCTAAACCATTTGTATAAGATTGTTCCCAATCTTTTCTAGACATTTTATAATCCATGTAATTATTTTTTAGTTCAGAACCTATCGGATCTAAAACATCTTCTGGTAATATGTCTGCTAAATTGTCAAAGTGTGATTGTGTGCTTGGTTGATTAACTGCACTTGGATCAAAGTCAATTGTTGCACCACCATCTTCATCTGGTGTTACTTCTACTGGTCCTTTTTGTTCTTCTTGTTCCGTAACATCGACTTCTTGTTCCGGTCCTGGAACTTTTAATTCAGTACGAGTGTTAGGGAGTCCTTTATCTATATCTGCCATTTGTTACTCCTAGTAATCCATATCATTATTGTACAAAGAACGCAACCCTTGAGACATGGGCCCTGATTCTGGTGGTATTGTGTCAGTTAAACTAGCTAGACCGCCTGATGCAAAACCAAAAGTTGTTGGGTATGGACCCATGTAGGCTCTTACATCTGGATTTTGTAATTTTAATTCTCTAAGCCGTTTTTCATCTTCCATTGCTCTAATTTTTCCTATTGCAAGTGGACTAATATTAGATAGTCTATCAATTTCAGATAATCTATCCGCCTCAGATATATTTTTCATACCTTCAACATAATCTTTTTCTAAAAATTTTTCTAATTTTGGTATTTCACCTGTTCTAAATAAATCTTGTGTAAATAAAGGAAGTTCTGCTTTTGCTTTATTAGATATTATTTGTTGTTTTTGTTTTATAGCATCTGACCTTCGTGGTCCTCCAATATTAACTACATTAGCTTTTTTATAAAGATTATCATACTGTGAACTTATTTCATCTATTCTATCTATATTTTTTTCAAACGCTCTAATTTTATCAACATCAAAACCCTGTTTAGCATATTTTTTGTATCTTTCTTCAGCAGAATCTATTTTAGTTCTATCTCCTAATGCATAATTAAACACACTGTCACCAACTGCTTCTCTAAAAGTTTTACCTTGTGATATCATATCATAACCAACAAAACCTGCTTCTGTTGCTACAGAAAAAGCTAAAGCTGCAGGGCCAAAGATACCACTTAATTTTAATCCCCTACCTGCTTGTAATATTTTTTTAGCTAGGCCTTGTTCCGTTTTGTTTGCTCCACCTCTTAAAATTATTTGTTCTAATCTTTTTGTTCCTTCATTTGCACACTTAGTTAATGTTGCACCACCATTGCTCATTAAAATTCTACCACCGGCTGCGTTACCACAACCTAGTTTTTCTAATTGAGATAATATTTCTTTGCTAATTTTTTTTGTTTCTTTTTTGCTTAATTTAGCTGCTTTCATACTTTGTTTTTTCATATCTTCTAATAAAGGTATATTAACTTTTTTATACGTTTCAGTTTTAGGATCATAAATCCCTGTTATTTTATCTGCTTTTGTTAATTCAGATAATTTTTTATTGCCGTACAAGTTTCCTGGATCAAGTTCTTGACTTGGTTTACTAAAATTAATTGTAAATTCTTTTCCAGTAAGTGGATCTCTACCAGTAAATTTTTTATAACCTTGTGTTGCTGCAGCAAGATCATTTCCTTTTTGGTTTAATAAATCAATTTTATTTCTGTAACCTTTAGGTTTGTTTTTAAACAAATTATTTATTTGTTCATTATATTCTTTTAAAATTGCATCTACATCTTTTAAAGTTTCTTGATTAATTAAATTAGGTGCATAACCTAAATTACCTGTTCTTACATATTGATTGTATAAATCTCCTAAATGGCTTTTTTGTACAAGAGCAGTTTCTGGTGCAGAAAAAAATCTTTCAAATTTTTTACTACTAAATTTTGCTATTGCATCTCTTCTTAATCTGTAATAATATTTTTTCTTTTCTGCTTCACTACCAAATTGAAGGGGTATTTTTTTTCTTAAATTAAGTTTATCCTCTTGAAGATATCTATTAAAACTGCCTTCAGAAACGTTATATTTTTTTAAAATTTTTGGAATATCTCCTCTTTTAGGATTTTTTATTTTTGAGTAAGCGTCTAATGCTTTTATAACATTAGAATTATCAATAGATTGAATACCTAATTTTTTTGCTTGTTCTCTAATTGCAAATGTAATCGCTTTGTATTCTGTGCTACCTACACCTTTTTTTACAGTTTTTCCTGTTTTAGTTTTAGAACCAACTTTTTGAGTAAATATTTTTTGATATTTTTTTACAATTTTACCTATATTACCATAACCTTTTTCTTGTAATGCATTAACTTCGTTCATGGCTCTTGCCAAATTATTTTTATATTTTGGTTTTTCTAAAAGAGTTCCGCCTTCAGATTGAATATCTATTACACTTTTTGCAGATGGTTTTTTCCGTCCTTCTGTTACAAATTTTAAAGCATCATCTTTATCCTTAAAATTTTTTTTAAAAGCTTGTCCATCTCTTACGTACTTACCATAATAACTTTTAGTGCCGCCCTTATAAGTTTCTTCATAAACACCACCATAATTTTTATCTGTTGTGCCCAAATGTTTTGTTGATTCAACTTTACCACCATACCCAGGTCTCGATCCATCAACCGATGGTGTTACTAGTTGGCCATCGTTGTATCCAGCTCTGCCACCTTCAGCCATACCAAATAATTTTATAAAATTTGCTTTTGCTGATTCTTGAGCTTGTTCTGCTGTCATGTCTAATGTTATGTCTTTAACAACTAATTGAAGTTGATCTTCTGTTACATAACCAGGTGCATACGGTCTCATGCTGTCAACAATTTCTTGTCTTAATCTTTGTAGTGGAGAACCTCCACCATCAAACCCAATTCGTCCACCATCTGCTTGTGGATTACGTGTATTGAACTCATTAAATAGTTCTATCTCTTTAACTTCTCTTTTAGGTTCTGGTCTGTTTATTTTATCAGCAGTGGTAATAGCATCTTCACCATACATCTCCTGCATCTGTTTTATAAATTCTAGTATGTCCATTACTCACCTAGCATTCTTGCAATACCGCCGTCTGCTTTTTTAGTCATTCCAAACTCTGTCATGTTATCTTCAAACACAGACCCTTCATTGACAACTTCATCTGGCACACCTTGTTCAACATCTCTCATCTTACCCTCTCCATCGGGTCTTGCAGTGTATTCTTCGTATTCTTTAACTTTTGTAGATCCTTTCTTACCTCTACCCCTTAATGGAACTTCATCTACTTTATAACTCATGTAAACGTCTTCAGGAAACATATCATCTCCACCTTTTTTTATAATCTCTATGTTACCAGCAAAGTCTTCTTCCATTGTGTAATCTTTATATTTTTTTGCTATAGCTTTATCTTGTGATGCCACTGCATCATCACCGAGTGTTTTAATTTTATCTACTAATTTAAAAAAATACGGAGGAGGTGTGTTTAATGGTGACAAAATTGTTGATTGTTGCGCAACTTCTGTTGCAATCTTTTTACCACCTAAACCAACTCCTGTTTTAAGTCCCGCGATACCTGCACCTGCACCCGCTAGCATTTTTAAAAACGCACGACGGCCCATGGCAAAGTTTTGTCTTGCTGGTCCACCATCTGCTAAGTCTAAACCAATTATCCCTGTTCCTGCAGCTGAACCCGTAGGTGTTAAACCATGTTTTTCTTTCATATAACTTATGACGTCTTGGTCAGTAGCAAAAGTCTTTGGATCTCCGTAAGTTATTTTATCAGGATCAAAGTTACCAAAAAAACTTTCTGATTTTGGATTTAATTGTTGTATACCTTCCCTAACTGTTTTAGGAGATTTATATTCTAAAAAACCAGATTCACCTACAGCTTTTGGCATTTTTGCAAGTTTATCAAGATACTCTGTTTGTGGTAAATTAAGTCCAACTTGCGTAGCTCCTGGCATAGTCATATTTATTGGTTGCCCTGTGTTTAAATCAACATAGCCTAATCTTTCATCGTATGCTATATTTGAACTATCTTCTTCTAGATTAAAGTTTTTTTGATCATAACCAATTTTATTTCCCATACCACCGAAAAGTGGATCTCTAAGAAATTTATACAATTGTAAAACCTGTCCTGGTTTTTGTCTTGGATCAACAAAAGGACCAGCATATTTTGCTATAGAATCTAAGTAATTTAAAACACTTTTTTTTGTTTTAGGTGCTGCTCTATTAGCAGCTATTCTTCTATTCGTTTGATCTGCTTGTTTTTGTTCTGCTTCAGCTCTTTTTACTAAATCTGGATTAGCTTTTCTTGTTGGAGTTGATACAGTTCCCATGTCAGCTCCACCACCTCCAGATGGTGTAGCACTTTTTGATTTACTTTTTCTAGAACCACCAGCTTTATCATATTCTCTTCCAGATGCGCCACCCACTCTAAATCCAGTTCTCTCACCCAGTAATCCTGCAACACCGCCGTCGGCAAAGTCTTCTGGATTAAAGTCAGGATCATCAGGATCAAAATTAGGGTCTTCTCTAAATGGTCTTTTATTTTTATAATCGTATAAATCAGCTGGATCTCTTTGATTAATCCAATCGTCTGTATTATTAAAAACTTTTTCTGAGTCTTGTTTTGATAAATTTTTGTACTTACCCTCTCTACGTAAAACTTTATTTACTTCTTTCATTGCTGCAATAGGTTCCATACGTGTAATATCATTAACAACATTATCAACACTACCTATTTCTTCTTTAAAAGGTTTACCAAATTTTCCTTGAATAACTTCACCTTTTTTATTTTGATTAGCAAATCTATTTAAAATTTCATAGGCTTCTTCGTTAGAATAAACTTTAGGTGCTTTAGGTTTATTCATCTCGAGCATGTATTTTATTTGTTGCTCGTTCATCCCATCAATATCTACACCTTGTTTTTGTGCAGACAAAAGATAAGATTGTAATCTTTTATCAGCTAGCTTTCTAACACTATTATTAATAGACATAATACCTGATGCTTGACCAGATCCTTTAACTGCTTCTTTTAGTAATAATCTTCTAAGTATGCTTATGCCTGCCATTAGTAATAACTTCTTTTCCTAGGCGCTGATTGTTCTTCTATGTAATCCTCAGGGTGTTTAATTAAACCGCCTTGTCTGAATCGCATAACAGCCATAGTCATAGAGTCAACTAAGTCGTCATGATCACCGTGCGGGAATGCTGCGCACTCCTCAATTACCTCTTCTGCAAATTTCTGATCTGGCGCCCATATCATACCAGACTCGAAGAGAGGGGCTACAGTGTTAACTCTAACATGTTTATCATTTCCTTTTGATGGTGTAAAGTTAATAACTGGGATGTCCATCTGTCGTAATTCATACGTTAGCGGTAGTCCTGATGCTTTTGCTTCAACAATTACTGACTCTGGATTCCAGTATTTATATTGTTCTAGTGCCTTTCTTCGTAGTTCAGGGAACTCGAACCTTCCTTTTATAGCATCTAACAATATTAGATTTGCTCCTGAGTCTTCATCTGGAAAGAATATACCCCATGTTGTAATAGCAGAAAAGTCAGCTGTTTCTTTTTTAAGAAA